TGTTGTCAAAAGATTACGAGACTTCAAGCCCGAAGAAGGTCAAGAGTATATGGTAAAAACAAATAAGCGACAGCTTGAGATGGGGGATTCTTTGCCGATCTACATCGGTTTAAATGGTAAGCTACAAAAGTGTAGTAGCTTTGCTGTGTTTTTATTCTAGGAGATTGTCATGAGACTTACCAAACCCCAACAACAAATGCTGTATTCAAAATGGATTTATGCAAATCAAAATAAAACTTACTTACAGTTTAGACGCGCTGTTCAAGAAGTATTTATGGGGGAGGGGGCCATCTGCGTACAGTGGAATGGTATGTGGTTAGTTATAGAACCTGATGGGTATTCACATTCTTAGGAGATTACTATGATTATGAATAGCATAGAACTTATGCAGCACTGGAAGCAACATATACGGGACGCCAAAGCTGGCTCATTAAAAGGAATGAGAAAGTATAAGGGTATGCTCGGTGAGACTGCAAACATTGTCGGTTATTTTGAAGGTAAGGCGCAGGCTCAAACCGAAGCAATTACAATTCTTGAATACATGATTGAATATCAGGAGATGTTTCATGGGGACGGCTAGTATGTATGGGCATCAAGAGTTTGATGTAGAACTTGATAGTCCTTGGATGTCTTTGTATGCAACGGTTGTTTATATTAATCACGGAGATGAGGAGAACTTAGTTGAACTGGTTTCAGTTAAAGCCAATGGAATTGATATCACTAACTGGATTAATAGTGATTACATATATGATCTTATTGCTGATGAGATAAGCAATGCTGACTATCATTGGTCGGATCATGGAGATTAACATGAGTAAGTTAAAAGAAGCTTTAAATGAAGCCAGCATCTCTATTGCTTGTTTGCTTGATGACATTGCGACTGACGAAAACAATGACATAAAGATTTGGGAGTTAGAAAAAGACTTGAAGCATATTCAAGATCAAATAACTGTTATTGAAAACCTACTAGACGGAGCGATAATTTATGGCAAGTGAGTACCCATGTATGATTACAGGACAATATTATGAGGCCGATCTGATTGCAGAGAGTGCAGAGTTTGTAATGGAGCATCCAACAGAACCATCTTGGGGCTTATACAAATTTACTAGTATTGCTTGGGATGAGCGGGGCTTGGCCTGCTTTGTGAATATAGATGTTGAAGATGCTAGAAAACAATACGAGGCTGACTGATGAGCATTTATAGAAAATACTTTGCTTTAACTGAAGGCAAGTTAGTATGCATAGGAGACTTTGGAGGTTGGCCTGCGGCGGCGTCAGGGGCTGACGATCTTCTGGGCGAGGGTGGTTGGGAGTGGGTAGCCAACTATTATGATGTTAAACAATGGTCTGACTGTATTCAAGAGGTTGAGAATGAATATCTTTTATCTATCTAAAGATCCTGAGAAAGCAGCATGGTTCCAGTGTGATAAACATATAGTAAAGATGCCATTAGAAACAGCGCAGTTACTTAGCACTGCCCATGTTGAGCTTGACTTAAATCAAGTTGCGTATCGCGCAACACACAAGAACCATCCTAGTGCTGTGTGGGCTAGAAGTAATCGAAGTAATTATAAATGGTTGGTTGAACACTTTAGAGCTTTATGTTTTGAATATCAAGATAGATATGGCAAAGTGCATAAGTCCTTTAGCGACCACATAGATGCACTTAAAATATATCCTGAAAACCTTCCCGATGGAGACTTCTATCCACCGCCACAGTGTATGCCAGATGAATGCAAAAGAGATGACACAGTTCTTGGCTATCGTGTATACTACAAAAAGAAAAGGGATGAGTGGGCCGCAAGAGGAATGCCTATGAAGTGGTATGGTCAGGAGGCTGGCAATGAGCTTAGGATGTGGCAAATACACAGGAGTAGGGCGTGACCAAATCAAAGCAGTACTTCATCGTTAAAAGCGACAGAATTAAAAATAAAATAAGAAGGTTTATTAAAAACTTACCGGAGTATTGGTTTGCTCTGATGCTATTCATTATTTTCTCTATTGCATTATCTCATTGTCACTGAGGTGAGCCATGAAGGTCTTTGTATATTTTAATTTACATAAAAAACTTTGGTCTATTAAAGCCTTAGAAGGCCCAGATAAGGGGCGTGTTATAGATAGATGTAGGTATGTGAAATTAAAAGAGGTACAGCCAAGGGTATCTCAGAAAGGCAGAGAAAGAGTATTGAAAGAGAAGCGTAAAAATGTTCATGCTGGTTTAGTAGGTACTTGGGTTGTAAAGCCTATTGATTGGGGCTATTGGGATTCATTGTTGCCGTATCGACAGGTATCTTATAACCCTTATAAACATGAATACTTTTATTTTTGTAATGAGAATGATGCCGAATACACGGGGTCAGACTATGCCGAGTTAGAAGTAACATCTGAAAAACCATATGTTTGGATTAAAAACAGGAGCAAGAAATGAGCATCAATGATACTACTCCCGATGAATGGGATAAAATTAAAAGGCCGCAGACAGCCACGGGGCAAACGTACTACCCCCAGCAATATAATACTGTAAGCAAACCAGAACATTATAACAAGGGCGGCATTGAAGCAATCGACTATATCAAGCAGCAGTTGGGAGACGGGTTTGGCGACTACTGTGCTGGCAATGTTATGAAATATGTCCATCGTTATAAATATAAAAATGGTATAGAAGATCTTCGTAAGGCCCGTGTTTATCTTGATTGGCTCATAAAGGAAATTGTAAATGAATGAAGAAGTTATATTGTCTGATGAAGGCAAAGAATATTCTATTGATGAAATCAAACACAGCAATAGAATCATTAAGAGTGCAACGCCTAAAGGAACTTTAGATTGGCATTTAAAATGGATCGCTAGTATCTGGTTGCTTGTAGCTATATCTCTTAGAAGTACTGGAGTTCCAGAGCTACAGGTGTATGATATGCTGTTAAGCTTTGCGGGTACGGCGCTTTGGGCTGTTGTAGGTTTCATGTGGAAAGATAGAGCGTTAATAATGATCAATAGTATTGCGGCTGTGATGTTATTGAGTGGACTAATCGGAAAGATATTTGGAGTTTAACATGACCTTTGATCAGTATCAAGCTCTTGCTGCGGCAACAGCACAATATAAAGATGACTTCTACCCTATTGCATCTTTGATGGTAGAGTCTGCTGAGTTGTCAGATTTATTTATCAAGCCTCGTCTGCGCGGCGACAACAAAGCAATAGATAAGCATGACATAGTATCTGAAGCTGGGGATGTATTGTGGAATCTTGCAATGCTTTTGCGTGACAACGGTATTGACTTTTCTGAAGTTGCAGAGTACAATCTCTCCAAACTCCGCAGCCGCTCAGAGCGTGGAGTGATTCAAGGATCTGGAGGTGATCGTTGAAAATCATTGAAGGTAATTTCGGAGAGAACGCGCCAAAGGGTAAAGGAAAAATAAATAAAGCAGTTAAAAAACTTGAGGCTAATGGCCTGAGTATAGACGACTCTGAGTTTGTTTTGATTGTAGACTTTGGTGGAGAGTTAAAGGTTGCTTCTGATTTAGATATAGAAAAACTTACATTTGTATTAGAAGTAATAAAGTATAGCGTTCTAACAGGGAGCTATGAAATCTAATGGATAATAGATTTGTAAAGATTGAAGATCAACTTTGTCAAGCCTTTACATTATCTCTTGGTACTTGTTTACCAGAGCCTAAAGCTTTTGATAATCTGATCAATTTTATAGATCAGAAAAATCAAAAAGAGGAAATGCATTTAAATGCAGAGTACATTTATAGTGGTATAGTAGATTATATTAATCACCTTTCTAAAGGAGAAGTAAGTTATGGCAGTCGTTGAAGGACGCGCATATTGGGCATCTGTTACTACACCAAATACAAAATATACTCCAGTTTATTCTGTCAATTTGGTTGTTGATGAGGACGTTGCAGAGCAGTTTCGGTCACGCGGTTTTCCTGTAAAGGATATGGACGAAGGGCCAGCACTAATCATCAAGCGTAAAGTTAATGGCCCTAATGGTATGATCAGGCAAGCCCCTAAGCTTCTTGATAAAAACAAGAACCGCATGGATTCTAATGTCGGAAACGGCTCTCTTGTTAAAGTACAATATAAAGAGTGGGAAACCACTTGGAATGGTACTCAATACAAGGGTCTTGACTTCCAAGCCATGCAAGTCTTAGATCTTGTTGAGTATGCTCTTGCAGATGGAGAAGAGTTTGAATCTTATGATGATGACGAGGAGGATGAACTGTGAGTAACATCTATAGCTTTGAAGATAAGCAATATGATGTATCAAAACTCAGTACTGAAGCACAAAACTGCTATGCCTATCTTGCGCTTGCGCAGCAAAAAGTAAATGAGTCTAATACTGATCTTACTATTTTGCAGGCGGCAACAGTTGCGCTTCATACAAAAATGCAGGAGCTTCTAGTTGATGATGCTCTTATCTCTGAGGACGAAATGAAAGAGGGTTAAAATGGGCAACTTTGTGGCGTACCACAAGCCCTGTCCTAGTTGTGGAGGCAGTGATCCTGTCTCCATTAACGAGGATGGGTCTGCTAAATGCTTTAGTTGTGATACTTTTTTTAAGAACTATGAAGCAGCGATGGACGGAAACGTGACAGACTTCACAAGCTACAAAAGAAACTATGACAATCAACCCACAACAGAAAAGGAAACCTTCTACCACGAACTAAGCGACAGAAAAATATCTCTTGATACAGCAAAGCGTTATGGTGTGCGCTCAGTAAAAGAGGGATCAAATACAATTATCGAACACCACTATCCTTACTATATCAATAACGAAGAAGTTTCTACAAAAATCCGCAGAGCAAATAAAACTTTTAACTGGGTTGGCTCACCAAAAGGAACAGGTTTGTTTGGTCAGCAGCTAGCTCAAGCAGGCGGTAAATTCTTAACAATCACTGAAGGCGAATGCGATGCTATGGCAGCTTATGAGTTGCTTGGTAGCAAGTGGCCTGTTGTGTCTGTAAAGAATGGAGCATCTGGTGCAGTAAGAGATATCCAAGAAAACCTAGAGTTTGTTGAATCATTTGACTTTGTTGTTCTTAATTTTGATAACGACAAGGCTGGTATAGATGCAACAAAAAAGGTTGCTCGGAT